CTTAGAATGATTGAAGATTCGCTTGTCATCTACAGATTATCCCGTGCTCCTGAGCGTAGAATTTTCTATATTGACGTTGGTAATTTGCCAAAAGTAAAGGCAGAGCAATACCTTCGTGATGTGATGATGCGTTATCGCAACAAACTCGTATACAATGCTGACACTGGAGAAATCCGTGATGACAAAAAGTACATGGCAATGCTTGAGGACTTCTGGCTCCCAAGACGTGAAGGTGGAAGAGGAACAGAAATCTCCACTCTCCCAGGAGGACAAAATCTGGGTGAAATCACTGATATTGAGTATTTTAAGAAGAAACTATACAGATCCCTTAATGTTCCACCCTCAAGAATGGATGGAGAAGGTGGGTTTAACTTGGGGAGATCTTCTGAGATCCTGAGAGACGAACTCAAGTTCACTAAGTTTGTGGGTCGTTTGAGAAAGAGATTCTCCAACATGTTTAATGACATGCTGAAGACCCAATTACTCCTGAAGAATGTAATTACTCCTGAAGATTGGGAGATGATGAGTGAACATATTCAGTATGATTTCTTATATGATAATCATTTTTCTGAACTAAAAGAAGCAGAACTGATGAACGAGAGACTGACTCTTGTTCAAACTGCTGAACCATATGTTGGAAAGTATTACTCTCAAGATTATGTCCGCCGTAATATTCTCCGTCAAACAGACATGGAGATTATTGAGCAGGACAAATTAATCAAAAAAGAAATTAAAGACGGCACAATTCCTGACCCTGCAACCATTGATCCCGCAACAGGTTTACCGTTTGCACCAGAATCTGCTGGAGGTAATGATTTAGGAAAACCTCAAATGGAACCTGAGATTGATGGTTCACCAACTGAGGCACCAGAGATGCCCAAAGGCGGCGAGATATAAATACTCATTAGTCGTATATAATACACTTAAATGGATGACCTTTTAGATATGATCACCACTGATGAGTCACCCTCTCAAGTTAGTGACAAGATCAAAGAACTTCTCTTTGCAAAATCTGCAGAAAAAATTGATGCATACCGTCCTTCGGTATCGGATTCATTATTTGGCGATGAAGAATCTGTAGAGGATGCGGAGGAAGAAATCACTCCTGACGAAGAGTGATTATAAATAACTTTTAAATGAACTTTTTAGTTAAGGATAATGGCGCATAACCCAGTAGGAATAAATTCCGCCTTACCTATTGCTAGCGCAGCAAATAGGAGAGGTGTTGATAAAACCGCACACCAGTCAGAATATTTAAGAGTTGTGGCAAAAGGTGCTGGAGCACATGTCGCCATTGGAACTCTGCCAACTGCTACGGTTGCTAATTACTTTGTTCACTCTGGTGAATCTGAAGTAATTAGTCTTGGCAAACCACAATCAAATAGAGTGACTGGTATCACAACCGGAGCAACAACAACGATTGATTTTGCTGAAGGAACAGGATCTCCATTTGGAGTTGGTGATGCTGTTACTCTTTCTGTGACTGGACAAACTGATTATAATTTCACTCATAAAATTGTAAAAACAGTTGATACCACTGCTGGTAGAGATGGATATCATGGCACAAGAATCGTGGTTGATCATGATTCATCTGCAGGAAACCCTGCTTCATTACTATCTACATCATATGCAGAATTAAGAGGATCATTTATGGTCGCTGCTTTTGGTGATGGTAGTGGAACACTTCATTATCAACAAGTTCAATCTGCTGGGGGACCGCACTAATGAAACTTATTAGAGAAGAGATCGAATCAGTCAAGTTTCTTGTAGAGAAAACAAAATCTGGTAAGAAATCTATGTACATTGAGGGAGTTTTCCTTCAGGGCAACATCAAAAACCGTAATGGTCGTATGTATCCCATGGAGACTCTTCGTAAGGAAGTTGCTCGTTATAATGAAAGCAACATTGTATCCGGTAGAGCACTTGGTGAACTCGGTCATCCCGATGGTCCAACCGTTAATCTCGATAGAGTTTCACATAAAATCGTCTCTTTAAGAGAGCACGGTTCTAACTTTATTGGTAAGGCAAAGATTCTCAATACCCCTATGGGTAATATTGCATCTTCTCTTATTGATGAGGGCGTTAAACTCGGCGTTTCTTCTCGCGGTATCGGTTCATTAAAGGCTACTCGTGAGGGTGTTAATGTTGTTGGTGATGATTTTATGTTAGCAACTGCTGCTGATATTGTTGCCGATCCTTCTGCTCCCGATGCATTTGTTGAGGGCATTATGGAAGGTAAAGAGTGGGTTTGGGAAGGAAGTCTTCTCCGTGAGAGAAAGGCAGAGGAGATTAGAAACTCCATTGATAAACTCACAGTTGAAAGAAAATTAGAGGAGCAGAAATTAAATCTGTTCAATGATTTCCTTAATAGTATCTAATCTGATACATTAAATATTATAATTTATAAATAAATATAGATTTTATCCAGGATAATCGGAGCGTTCACATGTCTCGTGGAGATTTACAAGAAATGGAAGTAGGCACAAAGCAATCCAAGACTGCTGTCAATGCCGGAGCGAAACCAGCAGAGGGGATGGATACGTCCATCGCCGGTTCTTACGAAGATCTCGGGGGTCCTTCTCCTGAGAATTACAAACCAGACGATGATTCAGCAAAGCTGAAAACTCCTGGTTCTACCCTTAAGGGTGTTAAGGATGTAGTCAACAAAGGTGCAAAACCTGCCGAACCCATGAAGGGTATGAAGGAGGAAGAGGACCTGGATGATGAAGATACTATTGAAGAAGGCGAAGAAATCGTAGATGAAGTAGTATCTGAAGAAGAAGTTTCTGAAGAAGAAGTAGTAGAAGAAGAGGACGAGGCAACTTATGCCGAGGCACCTCAACTGACCGAAATTGACATCGAAGAAGATGTCAATGCACTTCTTGGCGGTGAAGATCTCTCTGAGGAATTCAAAGAGAAGGCTAGAACAATTTTCGAGGCCGCACTTAAGTCCAAGATCGCTGAAGCAACCGAAGTTCTTGAAGCTCAGTACGCTGAGAGACTGGAAGAAGGAGTTGCCGAAGCAAGAGCCGAACTCGCAGAGCGAGTTGACTCTTATCTGGAGTATGTTTCAGACGAGTGGTTCACTGAGAACGCACTTGTTATTGAGCATGCACTCAAGACTGAAATGACTGAGAGTTTCCTCTCGGGCATGAAGAGTCTGTTTGAAGAGCATTATGTACAAATCCCTGAAGAAAAGTATGATGTTCTTGAGAGCATGGTAGACAAACTTGATGACATGGAGACAAAACTCAACGAGCAAATCGAGAAAAATATCGCACTCAACTCCCGCCTTTCTGAGTCGGTTGCTGATGGCGTTCTGGATGAAGTATCTGAGGGTCTTGCACAGACCCAAAAAGAGAAACTCGCCTCACTTGCAGAAAGTGTAGAGTTTGAAAGTGAAGAAGCATATCGTGAGAAGCTGAACACTCTGAAGGAGTCGTATTTCAACTCCAAGAAAGAGAGCGCAGCAGCTAAAACCGAAACCCTTTCTGAGGGTGTAGACAACGCAGCACCTGGTGAACAACACTCAGGTCAGATGGCTGCATACCTGAAAATGCTGGGTTCGACCTTAGCAAACTGAATATATTAAACTCAAACCCCTAAACTTTAAAGGAAAAGCAAATGTTCCAATCCGAGCATCTGCAGGAAAAGTGGGCACCTCTCCTCAATCATGAGGGATGCGATAAGATCTCAGATCCCCATCGTAGAGCTGTAACCGCAGTACTGCTGGAAAACCAAGAAAAATTCGCTCAAGAGCAAGCCGCCTTCAACGACGGTGGTATGCTTACTGAGCAACCTACCAACGCTGTTGGTTCTGCTGGATATCAATCCGGTGGTGGTCAAACCGTCGCTGGTTTTGACCCTGTTCTGATCTCCTTGATCAGACGCTCCATGCCTAACCTGGTCGCTTATGACCTCGCTGGCGTACAACCCATGTCTGGTCCTACCGGACTGATTTTTGCAATGCGCTCCAAGTACAGCACTCAGGCTGGTACAGAGGCACTGTTCAACGAAGCAGACACCGCATTTGCAGGTCAGAACGAAGGATTTGACCTCACCAACGGCATGACCGATGTTGCCGCTGGTATGGGTACTACCTCGCAGTCTGGTAGCAACCCTGCTGCACTGAACCCCGTCGCAACCGCCTCTTCGACCGGTTATGATGTTGGTCAGGGCATGCGTACTGACGACGCTGAAGATCTTGGCACCTCTGGTGACAACTTCAACGAAATGGCTTTCTCGATTGAGAAGGTTACCGTCACCGCTAAGTCCAGAGCACTGAAAGCAGAATACTCTCTGGAACTGGCACAAGACCTCAAGGCAATCCATGGTCTGAACGCTGAAGCGGAACTCGCCAACATTCTCTCTTCTGAGATTCTGGCTGAGATCAACCGTGAAGTCATCAGAACCGTCTACAAGGTTGCTGAGCAAGGTGCCGTTTCTAACACCGCTACCGCTGGTGTATTCGACCTGGATATCGACTCTAACGGACGTTGGTCTGTTGAGAAGTTCAAGGGTCTTCTGTTCCAAATCGAGCGCGATGCTAACGCAATCGCACAAAGAACTCGTAGAGGAAAGGGCAACATGATTCTGTGTTCCGCAGACGTTGCTTCCGCACTCACCATGGCTGGTGTACTTGACTACACCCCCGCACTCAACGCTAACCTGAACGTTGACGACACTGGTAACACCTTCGCTGGTGTTCTGCAAGGTAAGTATCGTGTATACATCGATCCTTATTCTGCTAACCTCACCTCTGCTAACGCAGCAGGCGGCAACCAGTATTACGTTGTTGGTTATAAGGGTACTTCACCTTATGACGCAGGTCTGTTCTATTGCCCCTACGTTCCTCTTCAGATGGTTCGTGCAGTTGGCGAGAACACCTTCCAGCCCAAGATTGGCTTTAAGACCCGCTACGGCATGGTCGCAAACCCATTCGCTGAAGGAACCACCGTTGGCGCAGGTCGCCTTAGAGTTAACAGCAACCGCTACTACAGAAGAGTTGCAGTTAAGAACCTCATGTGATTCATATTCACAATCATCAAGACCTCCTTCGGGGGGTCTTTTTTTATTATGGGGATAAATAGTAAAAAACTGTATTAGTAATGGCGACCAGAAAGAAGGCTAAGGAAAGGACAGGAACTCCTTTAGAAAATAGAAATTTTCTTTCACCAACAGGGTTTAAGTTTTCCCTGAAAAGAAGTCCTGGTGCAGCGTTCTTTTGTAATCAAGCAAACATTCCTTCTTTAGATCTTGGAACTGCTGTTCAACCATCATATTTAAAAGATATTGATGTTCCTGGAGATAAAATTCAATTTGGAGATTTGTCAATTAGATTTTTAGTTGACGAGGATCTTGTCAATTATATGGAACTTCAAAATTGGATTCGTGGTCTTGGATATCCAGAATCGTTAAAAGAATTTGATGATCTGGAAAAGGAAGCAATTGGATCAATGTATGAGGATGGTGACAACATCTATTCGGACGGAACATTACAAGTTTTAAGTAGTAATCTGATAGCAAAGTTCAACGTAAATTTTAAAGATTTATTTCCAGTTTCTTTATCAACTATTACGTTTGACGCTACTGACACAGATATCGACTACTTTACAGCAGAAGCAACTTTCAAGTATACTATATACAACCTTACTGATTTAAATAACAACTCTTTATGATCGACCTTGATAAACTTCAAGGGATGTGGGAAAAAGATTCTAAGATTGACAATGACAATTTACATACAGAGTCTTTAAATATTCCTTCCCTTCATGCGAAGTATTTTGAATTATATAATACTATCTTTCTAATGAGAAAGAAAGCAGAACAACAAAGAAAAAATATTAGACATGAACGCTATGAATACTTTAGCGGAAAATCAGACCCCGATGTCTATATTGAAAACCCTTTTCCAAAAAAGATTAGGGATAAAGAAACTATGCAGAAGTATCTTGACGCAGATGAGAAACTCTCAGGAGTTTCGTTAAAGATCGATTATTATGACACAATGCTTGTATATATTGAAAGTATCTTAAAACAAATTACCAATCGCACTTTTCAAATCAAAAACGCAATAGAGTTCATGAGATTTAATTCAGGATTAGGCTAATGGAACAGGACGATCAGTATTATCGTTTAGAATTACCAATAGAAGCAGTCCGTGTTATTCACACTGGACTATCCCAGGCCGTTAACAAATGGTCGGGTGGTGATCCTATGGAACAAGAAGATCTGCTTTCCATGAGAGATCATTTCTATAGAATTATGTTAGAACATCAGTTTGAGAATACGTAATAAATATTTGCAGATGAATGGATCTTTGTGATTGACACGACAGCAAATCTTGTTATTTCTAAATC